GCAGAAGACCCGGGGCTGAAATTACGATTGCGGTTGGAAGATTATCAGAGAGAACTTGAAGCAAGTAAGAAAGGATTAAAAAGATTTCAAGCAACAGATGATCAGTTCAGAACAGCAAGGTCAGATGAATTTAGAATTAGAGATGATCTTGATCTAACACAACAAAGGTTGGATGACCTACCAGATCATCCAGATCCTGATAGACTTAGAGAACTAGAAGATTTAGTGGATGAAGCTAGGGCTTATGTACTGATGGCTCAGGGGGGTGTTGGAGAAGTAGGCGAGGCTGCTGCAAGGGCTTCCGTTGGGAAGACTGCTAAGCAAATGACAGAATACGATGAACTACTTTATCGTGAATTTGTGCAGACACTTGAACGACATATTATGGGAAAAACTGTTAAAGGTGAAGTTGATAGGATTGGTGCAAAGATTAAACCTCCCGGTCAGATTAGAGAGGTACTGTTAGCATTGTTCAAGACTGATAAGACTGGTGCATATATGGCTGGTAAGGCTTTTGGTGAAGTGATACAGTGGCTACAGACATTTAGATATTCAGCATTGCTTGGAGCAAGAGCAGCATTTCACGCAGTCAATATATTTACTGCTCCTCAGATTATATGGGGTACATTAGGTGGAAGAGCGGCTGCTGCCTCTCTGTCTCCGCAGAAGATGATGCTGGCTCATAGGGTTTGGCAGGTAGGTAATCCGGCTGTTGGTGGAAAAATACCAAGAGGGGTAAAAACCTTAGGTGCACCTGATAGTGCAAGGCTTGCAATGCAGGATGCTATGGGCAGGAAGTATACCTATGGTGATATCTGGGAGATGGCAATAGGAACTGGTGGATTGAGATCTCAGACAAGATTAATTCTTGAAGCTGGAGAATTCAAACATATTCTTGATGATGCTAGATTTGATCAAGGATATAGAAGCTTTGTAAAGGAAGGGATGGCTAGACTATATGGTCCACTTGCTGGTGCGGCTGCTGCTCGGACTGGTGAAGTGATACATCCATTGACAGCAGGTGCTGCACATTTAGGTGGTGCTGTGGCTCCTGTTCCTCAGAGAATTGGTGGTAAGGTAGTAGGACTAAAGCAGAATCCTTATGCAAGGTTCTTGGCTAATATGACTGAATACGAAGATCAATACTTTAGATTGACACAGGTGTTACACGCTATAGAAAGAGGTGATGATCCATTTATGGCAGTAGCTGCTGGTCGTAGATCATTGTTTGATTATGGTTCAATGACTGGTGTAGAGAAGTGGGCAGTACAAAGGTTTATGATGTTCTGGGCTTTCTTCAGATTGAATATGCTTAATACACTGGGTGTGCTGTTAAGTAATCCTAAGAGGTTTGCTAACATCTATAGAACTACACAGGCTCCGCAGACATTGAGAGAAAAGAAAGGTAAGGTACCTGAAGGGGTACCATTGATGGGTGGATATGAATTTGGTAATTCGTTTGGTGGATATAATACTGCTGAATTAGATTTCTATTCGCATCATTTCCTGCTGACTAGACCGATGATTAGTTATATGGAAGGAGCGGATAAGCAAAGTCATTATACCTTTATGCCTCCAGTTCCGATATTGGATGCAGCGGTTACAGCGTCAGAGATTATGATGGCTCCTAATTGGGATACAACTATTCAGCCATTTAGAGATTATGTGAATCCTGATTTGAAATTAATACTTGGACAGAAGTCAAGAATAGAATGGAAGAAAAAGTATGTAGATCCAAAGGATATATATTTGTTTACTGAATCAGGTTGGGGTGATTGGTTCTGGAATACTATGATTAAAGAGGAACCGACAAGGACACCAGCAGTGGCAGGAGAAGAACACTACGGTGGCTTCAGATACACTTTAAGTGATGAAGGTATGGAAAGGTATTTGTACTTTAAGAATACACTGGCGCCGTTCCTGACCGTACCCAGCGTTATGGGAACTGATACTATACCGTTGACACATTTAGTTTCTACAAGACTTGGTGCACCAACAGGAATGTTTGGTAAGCAGTTCGGAGAAGAAGGCGAAGGTGATGTACTTGGATCATTAGGTATTGTTCGTAAGGTTGGTTCAATTCCTGTTACATCTCAGCGAACTATGCTTCTCAAAGAATTAGAGAAGAGATTAATACAGATGGAAGAAGAGGCTGGTGTACAAAATCAAGATCTGCAATATCAAGGTATAAATCCAGTGGAAGCAGAAAGAAATAGAAAGGTACAAGAGATGCAAAGAAAACGAGAAAAGGAGCGTCCTCGTTATCGTGAATGATTTAACATATTATCCTTATATAAGGTAGGAGGAGAAGAAGAATGCCTATTGCAAGAACATTTGCTATTACAGCCCCATCAGCACCGGCTACTTGGTCACAAGGTATTGGTAGTGGTCAGGGAGATTCGGCTTGGAATGAAATAGATCTGGCTGATAATAGCTGGACAAGAACTGCTAATGGTACTACTGTAACTACATTAGCGGTTGACGGATCTAATAAGCATACATTTACTATGACGGCAATTGCTAATAGTGATGCTGATCTGTGTCCGTTAACTGGTGGTAATTTTACTGGAGATACTTGGACTAAAGATCTACAGATGCCAGACAATTCTCAGATAGTTGGTGATGATAACTGGATCATAGTAATGGAAGCACACATATATGATCCGGGTGCAGATAAGGCAAATATTGGTTTGACCTTCGGTGTCTGTGCAGATGCTCAAGCTACAGTAATAAATGATAGAGCATTCTTTGGTACACTGGTATACGAGACTGATGCGGCTACAGTTCAGTACGGAGGTGGTGTACAGTGCAGAGGAGCAATGACAAAGAACAGCAGTACAGCGATTAATCGGGTATATAATGTTTTTACTTTTAGTCAGGGTATAGCAGGTGCTGGATCATTCCATACATTCTCAGCGGCTAATGCTACATTGGGTAAGGGAGCAAGGCAGGCGAATTACAATTGGGTTGGGAATCCAAATATAAAGTTATGTGTGCAGGTAGGTTGTCGTCAGAATAGTGACACCTATGCTGCAGGAAAAAAGATGTTGATCAATATGAGATACAAATTAATTAAGTTGTCAGATCTACCGTAGGAGGAAGAAGAAATGGGCGCAACAGGAAAATATATACATTGTAGCAGAGATGTTACAACAGGTGCAATTGCTTTAGCGGCTGCATATAATCCCGGATTATATCATACTATTAGATGTAACAGTGGATTGGATACACGGACACAGGGTAACCAAAGGTTATATATGTCAGGTGTACATATTCAATTGGCTGGCTTAGGAGGCGGTGCAGCTACAGTAACATTTAATCTTAGTGCTGATGCTGCTGGTGATGTTATCATTGTACCAGATACTGCGTGTACAATTACACCGGGGTTGACGACAGTGACAGTCGGATTAGGTTCAGCGTTAGTAGATGTAGATTATGTATTAGGTGCAATGGGATGTACTGACAATACACTTTATCTACACGCTAAGATAAATGCTGGTACTGCTAATATGACATTGACTGCAATTACTTGGGAAGAATAGGTTATGGAATTTGAAGCATTGGCTGCGTTGATTGCTGGTCCGTGTGGAGGATTAGTTGTTGCTGTTTATTTTCTCAGGTCTTTTATTGCATTTCAGAAAGATACTATTGCGAAAGTATTGGAAAGTGCAGATGATGATAGGGAATTGTTTAGGTCGGCTCTTAGTAAGATTGATGTTCGCTTACAGTATCTTGAGAAGTTGGTTGAGAAACAGTGTAGGTGTGATAAGTAAGATGGGATTCTATGAGAGCGATAGGATTCGGCGTAAGCAGAAGTTAGTTAAAAAGATTATTAAGAAGAGGGAAGATATGGGTAAGGCAGAAGAAGTAAGTGTTAGTGTAGCGGACGATCTATTGAGGTTGCTCTGGAAAGTATTCAAGTATGGCAAAGGTGGTTATACAAAAGAAGAAGCCAGAGATCTCGGAGAAGACCTGCTGGCTCTTGCATTTGAAGTACTTGAGAAAGCACTAGATAAGGAAGACTAAGCGATCATAGATCCAGTGATAATCTTAATTACATTGGACTTGCGTTCAGCGTGGATATCTTCAAAGTCGTTGGGTTGATTATTTTTTAAGTCAGCCCAGTGTCCTTTGTTTAGTATAGTCCAGATGCGTTTGCATTGTGGTACATTCTTGATGGATGGAATGATATGTCCAGTCCAGTATAAAGTATCCTTGAGAGGGATGATGGATTTGAATCCGTATTCCTCAGCAGTAGGCATATCGCCGTGTGGTACTTTATAGATGAAGCCGGGACAGTCATTACGATTATCCATATTCTGATGTGCTACACCCATACGACAGTTCATTTGTTCCATCTTTTGAAAACGCTTGTATAGTGTTTTGGCGTGATAGAAATGAGCAGTATAGTTTTTCATATTGACGAAGCAGATTAGATCTATTAGGTCAATGTTAGTATACCATTGAGGTCGTTTAGATTTCTGATCGTCCTGATAGATTTCAAATACGAAGTCGCTATAGCCTACTTGGTTCCAGTCTAATGCCTTGACCTCTATGTTCATAGTGGCTCCGGATTTCATTAGTGCTGTAAGATCGTAGGGGAATATACGATAGTCCATCTTTTGACAAGGATGGTTATGTTCCTCAAATGCTAAGCGTACTGCTTGCTCTGTCCATTCTGCTTTGATTAGGTCTGTGTTGAAATTTTGCATAGTAGTTTTCTCCTTATTGTTATTACTGTTATGCAGCATCAGATTCTACTGGTGTAGGTAGTGATGCCTTCAAGGTAAGTCCCTTGAATTTGTGGATTAGTTTCCGTTTATGACTGTGGAAAGTTTGTCGTGTAACAATCTTGCCGGGGTAATTCAGAACATATTTGTAATGTTCGTCGTATACGATATCGTCCAGTCCAGTCATTGACCGGAAGATAAAGCGTTCTCGTTCTGTTGCGTGATATTCGCAGAAGTCAGAGATAAGTTGATAGATAGATTTGTTTGTCATTAGTTCCTCCATATTATCTATTGTACTATAAGTTAGACTATTTGTAAAATCTTTTAGTTTATATTGTAATGTTCGCTTATACCTTTTGGATTGTTTGCGAAGCTTGTATGAATACCAGTCCCTGAATATCTTGATAGATAATGGTTTGAATTGTTCAATGGGTAGGTCTATAAATTTAGTTAGTGCTCGTTGTTCCTCAGAATAAAATGCTGCTGAGGTAGAGAGAATAGATCGTTCTAATTTATCTGATGGATTCCAGACACGACAGGTAGCTCTAAAGTATTCAGCCTTCTTGACTTGATGTGTCATACAGAGAAGAGCGTGAAAGTATGAGGCGATGCCGTTGCGGTCAGTTAATAAGAAATGGATCTTATCGTCGGGTAGTAGTTTGGATTGCATTGGTAGTAGTTCCTATGTTTTGTACTGTATATATAGTATACCAGATTATTAGTAGATTGTAAACTATTATTTTTATTATTGTTAATATTTATTGTCCATATAGTAAATAGGTATGTACAAAAGAAAATGCCAATTTAATTTGAAATAAAATAAAAAAGACCCCGACCCTGAAACTACTACATAAAAGGGAAGGGGTCCGAAGTCAAAGTCCAGAGCCAAAGGAGAATGGCTAATCCATATGGACGACCTCTAATATATTATACATTGTAAAATGCAGATGATCAAGAAGAATTGAAATAAATAAAAATGAAAATAAATTAAAAAAAGTCTTTACAATTTTCTGGGTAAAGCAGTTAGTATAGATGTAGGTAAGGAATTGGTAAACAGACGACCATATGAGAATGGATTTCTGAAAGAATAAATACTGAGGAATATAGAATATATTATAGTAGAGACTGAGGGGTGAAAGTTCTGATAGATTATTTCTTATCAAGACCGAAGGAACTGAGGTCTTGTTAGTTGTTAGATTATTTAATTTGAAAGTTGAAAGTTAGAAGTTAGATTAAAGTGATAGTGTCCTTCAGATTAATTTATTAATAAAATTATTTATTTAATATTATTGTAATAGAAGATTAAACAAAATGTTATAGTTGGTTATTATATATATAACTGATTGATTGAATGGTTTGATTGATTGGTTGAAATAATAAAGGAGAAATAAAATGTCAGTAAGTTATAGAGATTTAGAGAAAGAGAAGAAGAGATTAGAGAGAGAGGAAAGAATATTATTGAAGGAGATTAATATGAAGAGAGATTATTATGAGATGATGTTTGGTGAGGATAGTAAAGAGGAGAGAGGAAAGTTAGAGGAGATTATAGAAGAGAAGGAGAAGTTATATGAAAGGAGAGAAGAAAGTATTAGTGAATGGGGAAGTGAGGTAGAAGGAAAGTTGATAAGGGTTAGGACAAAAAGTATTGGCTACTTTGGTGTTGGTGTAAAGAATGTGAGAGGTAGGATTAAAAGAGGAGAGGTAGTAGTTTGTATGGGTAGTAGGAAGGAGAATGAGAGAAGGTTATTGTGTATGTATAATGGTGGCTTGGTTAGTATTAGTAAGAAGCAAGTGATTAGAGAATGTGATGTGATTGACGAGGCGTAGTAGATAAGAGATAGATCCAGTGGTTGTAATGGCTGCTGGATTTATTTTATTTATTTGTAATAGTAGGGTATACAAAAGTAAAGGATATGGTATAATATATATATGAGGTTAGGGGATAGCTCATTAAATAAATCCTCAGCATTTTGATAAAGGAGATAAAGAAATGTTAAGAATTCAAGAGAATGTATATATGATGGATGAAGAAGGTAATAAGTTTATGAAGCTTATGGATGCTGAAGAATGTATTGCCTGTTATTGGGTGAGGGCAGTAATTGGTTTGAAGGATGGTATGGATCAAGTGGTAGGTAATTATTTCTTCAGTAGATTAGAGGATGCAGAAGATAAGATGAGAATGATAAGAAGAGGAGAATATGGTATTGATGAGGAAGGAGAAGATGTATTGTTTGGAGATGAAGAGAAGTGGGGTAATGCTTCAGCTTGGATTAAGCCTATTAGGGCAATGAGGTAGAGATATAATTAGAAGCCCTTGGCTGTACGCTGAGGGCTTCCTGTTTTACTAAATGGTAGTTTATATAGGTGGATTAATAGGATGGCTTAGAAGACAAGGAGAGGCGTTGTATGAAATGGAAGAAAGGAGCGGAGGATAAAAGAAAAAATGAATGGAAGATTATTAGAGGAGATAGAACAGTGACAACATTGACGGCAGAAGAATTAGCGTGGAGAAGAAATAAGATAAGATATCTAAGAGAGATAGATTGGAAGAAGATAAAAAGAAATAATGTAGAATTAGTTTCTTTAATATTTGCTATAGCAGAGATAAAGGCTAAAGAAGATAATGGTATGTCTCAGCGTAATCAAAAGAATTTCTATGAGACAACTTGTGATAAGACTTTAGATGAGATATGGAAAGATATAAAGGGAGGCAAGTATAATGGAAAAGAAAGGTGTATACAGATTCTTTATTATGATTGATGGCATTGGTAATAATGTAGATGAGGCGTTGGTAAATGCTATGAATTCAGTAGGGATAGATGATCCAAATAAATTGACTGGAGATATAGACTATAAATTAATTAAAGAATATAAAGATATAGTGTATGTGCATAGTAAGGTAGGCGAAGCTTAATCCTCAGCACACTTAGTGTTTAGTAATAATTCTTTGGAATATAAGAATATATTCTAGATAAATCTTTACATAAGTATCTGGCTGGTGTATAATACTAATGGTAATTATTTTACATAATGATTATTTATATGAGGTGAATACTTATAGTTATTACTAATTATTATAGTAAGATGTTCAGTTGATTTATGTAAATAGTTAAATGAATGGATACTAATGTTAAGGAGACTATAAGGTATGTGTAAAATCGAAACGGATGAGAATAATAAAAGAATTAGAAAGAAGAGGTATAGAAAGTTCAAGGATGATTGGCGTTATATTGGCTGTGATAATTGGAGATTAGATAAGGTCAGTGGACATTATTCCCCAGAAGATGAATGGATTAATCAGATTGATAACGAAAACATTATCACATTTCCCCCTCAGATAGCATTGGTCGATTGGATCGCAGATGTGCTGGAGGAAAGGGAAGCAAAAATAATAAATGATTTTGTGTGGGAAGGTAGAAGTATGGATGAGATAGGAAAGGAATTAGGTTATACAAGACAGAGGATATGGCAGTTGTACAAGCAAGGGCTAGAGAAGATAGGCGAGATAGTGGGAGATGCAGAACAGTTCAAGGCTCTGTTCATTATGGAAGGGAATGGTAGAGATAAAGAGAATAAGGAACAACCTCATTTGGCGCAAGCCAAATGAGGTTGGTGTGTTAGATTAAAATCTAAGAAGAAGAAGATAAGAATTAATTAATTAATTCTGTAAATATAGGATAGGGAGGATATAATAAGAATGAAGAAAACTACATTCAAAGCGATCAAGGATCGTGATATAGAAACGGTGTTATGGGATTTAGTGGATGAAGCTATGAGGGAATTTAATGTGTCTCGGAATTGTAAGATAGGGAGACAAACATTTAGTAATATCCTCAGTACGCTAAGTCAGATGGAGATGTTGAGACGAAGAAGAGAAGATAAGAATTATGATAAGAAGATAGAGCAGGAAGAATATGATATGAAAGATTGGTTGACAGTATTGGATGGTACAGGAAAGTAATCAGATAAGTGAATGAGATAAGTGAATGAGATAAACCCAAATTCGCAAAGCGAATTTGGGTTGTAAGAATAGTAAGGAAATAAAATGTTTAAGTTGGTGTTAGGTAAGTTGGATGTGGATGTGAGGATAAAGAAGGATAGAAGGAAGAATCAATATAGTAAGTCAGATCTATCGGTGAAGATAAAAATAAAATATGATGATGATTGGATAGATGTGGATATTGATAAGGGTAAGTTAAGAGATGTGGTTGATGATTGGGTAAGTGATATAAGTGGTTAGGTTAGTTAGGTTGGTTTGGTTTATGTGGTAATGGTTAATGTGGTTAATGGTTTTGGTTATGGTAATTAATGGTAGAAGAATATAATGGTTAATAATGAAATGAATAGTGAATCATATCTAAACTGTAAAAATATAAAAAATATATATAAGGTATATAAGGGGTATATGTTATCATATAGAATTTATCTATATGATAATAGCCCAAAATTATTTGGCACCATTTTTTCCACATTGACATTACTATTGTTAAAGACGGAGAAACCAATATATGCTTAATGATAAGCTGCATAAGGTACTGGATGATCCCCTACAGTTTATTAGTCGTCTAAAGATTATTAATAAATTAGGAGAACTATGTAACTTACGCCCTACCGCTGAGCAACTGAAGATGTATGAGGCATTGGAAGGGGATAAGGATGTATTGATTCTGAAGCCAAGACAGATAGGCAGTACTACATTTGTTTCAGCGTGGTTATTCTATAAGTGGTTCACGGCGAAGGAACCTATCACAATCGCTATACTAAGCCATAAGATATCCTCAGCGAAACATATGTTGGCTATGTATAAGCGTTTCTATAGTACATTGCCGAAACAACTACAACGAGAATTAATTGTTGAGAATACTACTGAGATGGTATTCGCAGATACAGGTGCTAAGATTATGGCGGTGTCTGCTGAGGGGAAAGGTGGACTTAGATCTTTTACTTGTAATTTCTTGCATATGTCTGAATATGCTTTTGCTCCTAATCCTGAAGAACTTAAGGCTACTGCCATAGGTGCTCTTAATGGGAACAGGTTAATCATAGAGAGCACTGCGAATCATTATGGTGATGCCTTACATCAAGAAGTCATCAAGGCACAGAGAGGGGAAGGACATTGGAACTATCAATTTTTTCCGTGGTTTGAGCATCCGAATTATGTTGCTGATTATCCTGAAGGCTGGAAGCATACCGACTTGGACTATCAGAAACATCATCTGCTCAGTCAGAACCAGATGTACTGGAGAGCCAATATGATCCATAGGATTGGCGCAGAGAAATTTAGGAGGGAATATCCGGCAACATTGGAAGAAGCATTTGCACAAGCAGGTACAGCGTATTTCTCTGATGAGGATCTACGGTACATTGAAACGAAGAATGTTGAGGCTGTTAACAATAAAAAATATATTTGGACTGAGCCTGATCTTAACAGTTCTTATGCTATTGGTGTGGATGTTGCTTCTGGTAGAGGTGGTGACTATTCAGTCATTACCGTTATGGATAAGATTAGTTATCAGCCTGTGGCTATGTTTCGTAGCAATACAACAGTTCCTGTGGACTTGGCTGATAAGATTATTATTTTAGCGACGAAGTATAATGAGGCTAAGGTATTGGTGGAAGAGAATAACTGGGGGCTTCCTGTCCTGAATGAATTAAGGAATAGAGGGTATTACAACCTCTGGTCTGATCAGAAGGGTAAGGACTGGATAACAACTACGAAGTCCAAGATCATTCTATTTGAGGAACTTAAGGCGCTTCTTTCTGAGGGTGTTATTACACAACTAGACAGCATTACTTATACGGAGCTTCGTTCCTATCAATTAGATGATAGGGGTCTGGCTCCTAAGGTTCCATCTAATTTGGATCATCACGGTGATACTGTGATTGCTCTGGCATTGTGTTGTCAGTGTCTTAAGCAGGTTCAACTACATAAGTCGGCATACCTTCCTGACTGGATTAAAGAAAGAAGGGTTCAACGGGTATTGGATACCTCATTCGGTCAGAAGGAGAAGAGGTATTAATTTTACATATTATACATTAATAGGGAATCTAAAGAATGGCACTAACACATAGTGAAAAGAACGGCTTTGTCCGTGCTGTCGTTGCAGAGCACGAAGCCTTGTGGTCCGAGAGACAAAGCGATATGCGTAAGTATAAGGCTGCGTATATGACAAATTTCTATAAGGAGAGGAATGCATTTGATACACACGCTCAATTGAGGGTGGAGACTTCGGATGCATATGCTTATATTGAAGGCTTCATTGCAAGTCTGTTTAGTAAGGCACCATCTATTGAGATAGGTGCTGATATTCAGGGTAAGGGCAATAAGAATATGATTAAAGAAATTGCTAATCGTTTCTTATTTGAACAGAAGACGCAGTTGGAATTGGCTTCCAGACTGGCTCTGATTTATCCTAATAGTTTTATGAAGTTATATCCTAAGGATAGTAACAACATACTTGATCGTGTAGGTATCAAGGCATTGTCTCCTTGGGAAGTTATAGTTGATAGGGATGCTACTACTTGGGACGAACAGAGGTTTATTGGACACATCTATTATGAGACTGTGTCTGGTATGAATCATAAGTTTGGTGCTAAGAAGTGGAATCCAATTACGAAGACAAGTTATTTTGAAGAGCACGGAGCACCGGCAGATCCGTATGATTCTACAGACAATCTGCCTAATCAGTTCTTGTATTGTAAAGTGGTTGAACTGTATGATATGATTAATGGTAAGTTATATTTCTGGACCCCCAATTGGAGCGGAGGAGATAAACTATTATCCGAGGATGATATCCCATTGGAAGATCATAATGATGAGCCAGTTGCTCCGATCGTACCTTTATATTATTCCCGTGTACCTGATCAGCCAATGGATGGCATTAGTGCTATGAAGCGTATCTATGATCAGGTGTATGAGAAGAATATCCTTCGGTCGTTTTGGGCTAACGCTGTTCGTAGAGATACAAGGCAATACCTTGTCAAAGAGGGTGCAATTGATGAAGAAGCATTAGCCAAAATTACTGCGGGGATAGATGGTGCTATGATTCCTGTAGATGCTGAAACTTTAGGCAATATTATTTCTGTGGTGCCATCTATCCCCATTTCTTCAAATCATTCGTTGTACCTACAACAGATTGATCAAGATCTTGCTAAGGGTTCTGTTATGGCTCCCTTTACTAGAGGTGAGACTACTAAGACATCGGCAACAGAGATTGCTGCTTTGGCTCAGTATACTGCATCAGAGATCGGACGACTTGCCAGAGAACGAGATGGTATGATTGAACAGATTGCTGAGAAGTATATTGGAATTATATCCTTGATTTCTGAAGAGGAAGCTAAGGAAGTTATTCTGTTGGAAGGAACACCTGAGATTGTTACACCTGAGAAACTACAAGGTAAGTTCAAGTATGCTGCATTGGATCAGGCAAGTACACCAATTGCAGAGAGCGTAAGACGACAGCAACTATTACAGTTGGTGCCGGTGCTTACGACTTTGGGTGTTGAACCTTGGAAGATACGAGATGAGATTATCAGGCTATATGATCTACCTCGTCAGTTTAGTGAGACACCTGAGGTACGACAGGAACTTGATCCAAGGGCTGTTGCTGAAGGTAAGAGGATGCCGAAGGCAAGACCTGATGGTGCACCCTTTTCGACGGAGCCAGTAAGTCCTGAAGAGGAAGTGGCTAAGCAATTTGGAGCAGGACGACGAGGAACTATTCCATTCCCAATGCCGGGAGACTTTGGTTCAGAGGGTGCGAATTAATGCCGTTTTATGAATATCAATGTAAGGGCTGTAAGAATATAGTGGAAGCCTTGGTGGAAATGGGTAAAGGTGATCTATGGATGGATGATCACGAATGTGCTATCTGTGATGCAGATGGTAGACGAAAGCAACACGGTTGGTCACGATTGATATCCGCTCCAGCAAGAACAGTTACCCTTTGGGGAGATGAGACAGGTAAGTACGGTGTAAACGGTATGTATAGTTCTGCTCTGGGGCGAAGGGTAACTAACAAACGAGAAGAGGAAGCTATCTGTAGGAAGATGGGTTATGTGAATGCTAATGATCTTCCTCAGGGCTTTGTGGATAATAAGATTCAATCTCAGTTGGCAGAAGACCAGCACTTTGAGAATCTTAATAGTGCCTATAAGAAGAAGGTAAAAGAATACGGTTCTACTTATGGTGGTACAATGAAGGCTATATGTGAAGTATTGCCTGCTAAGGAAATGCTTAAACAGTCCGATGAAAGGGAGGCAAAAACATAATGGCATTAGAATTACGATTAGAAGATAAGGATATAGCACCTGAGGTATTACAAGGTCAGGAGCAGACAGCACAGGCAGAGGATGAACTGGTTGGTGAATTCCAGCCAAGAGGTAGTTTCTCTAAGAAGCCTCTTAATACTTTGGTTATTCAGGCTAAGAAGGGTCAACCGCTTTATGGACTTAAGGCTGACTATCCTAACTTTACTGAAGATCAGGCGGAACTACCGATTGAATTCGTTCGGTTGCTCCTTATGTTTAAGCAAAGTGTTGATGATGCTATTGTGGCTGATATCCTAGACGAAGAAGATACATTTGTTTTGGAAGATATTACTGATGATTCCAGTCTTAAGATACTGGCTGGTAAGTTGGGTAAGGTATTCCGTAATAGTAAATTTAAGAAGTTTCTTGCAACCCCTGATGAAGAGGCTGTGGAATTAAGTCCAGCAGAGGAATCTCTGGATGATGAGAGAACGCCGTTGCCAGAAGGTAGCGACGAAAGTATTGAAGACTTATTTTTAGAGAGGGTATAACAATGAGCGAAGCAGTAGAGACTGTCCAACAGGACACCACCTCAGATGCGTCAGAAACGACCGTAGAAGCATCTAACGAGGTAACCAATGGTAACACACCGGTAGAGGCTAAGGGTACGGCTCAGAGCCAACCAGAGGCTCCTAAAGTAATATCAGATAAGTTCCTTGAGAGCTTTAGTCTAGATGATCTGTTGGGTGCAGATTTTTCTAATGATGATATTATGAACAGCACCCATAGGGATCTTCCGAATTATCAGGAAGTACTTAAGCATCTACCAGAAAATGGTAGAAAATTAATTGCTAATCTTAGGGCAATGACAACCCGTAAAACACAGGAAGTCGCTGAGATGAGGAAGCAATTGGAACTTGAACGAGAAGCATTGATGACTGAAAAGAATGCTCTCTATAGTGGAAAGTTTGCAGAGAATGTGAAGGAACTTGCTAAAGAACCTGAGGTACCACACGATGTATTTACTGATGATGGTATCAATAACAAGATCAAGCAAGAGGCTGCTAAACTATTTCAACAGATGATTCAACCTGTTCAGGAAGATATGTTTGTTAAACAACGACAGTTGGCATTGGATAACTTTAAGAGAGATAATCCAGATCTAACAGAACCTACGGTTCGTGTCCAAGTTGCGCAACTACTTAAGTCTAGACCTGAACTTAAATTAGAGGATGCATACTATATAACTAAAGCAAAGATGGACCGAGAGACATTGACTAAATTACAAGGTGAACAGATCGTTAAGAGGGAACGAGCCAATGAGGCTTGGAATAAAACTTCTAACGGTACTGCTGGTAAGGTTAATGGTAATCCTCAGTTCAGAGATGCTTGGGAAGCATATCAGTATCATAAAGCAAATGGCGTCTCATAAGATGAAACTTGATCAGTTATATTTGCATTTAGAACTACCTATTAAGGGTAGCTTACCTCCAAAGAATTTTACAAATTATACTATTTTAGATGGGGCAACTTTTCCCGCCCTGTATGTGGACCCTCCGGATCAAGAGGACAATCATAATATATTCTGGGGAAGAACAGAAGAAGCAGAACCCACTGGAGCAAATGGTGGACAATTCTACGGAACTGAATTAATAACATTCGTCATTGACGATATAGCAAACAAAAAGGATTAATATAAATTATGGCTATTTCAAATGAACTATTATCCTCAACTTTGTTTAGTATCAGAGACGGCGAGGTTGACGAACTTTTCCAGAAGGTTGCCTTTTTAGATCACTGTAAACGAGCAGGCGGAATTGAATTTGAGGATGGCGGAATTAAAATTCAGCGTCCTCTCGCAATTGCCGAGCACAGTTCTATCACAAGTCTACCTACTGGATATGAGCCAGTCAGTCTAGCTGTTAACGATGTTATGCAACCGGCAATCTATGATTGGGCAGATTTCGCTGCACCGATCGTGATTACCAAAAAGGAAGAACTGGAAAATCAGGGCGAGAAAGCAATCGTGAAAATTGTTGAGGCACGAATGCGCTCTGTTATGGGAATGCTACGAAGGGAAATTAACCTTCAGCTTCTCGCTGGAAGCAGTACAGTTCTTACGACACTGAACAGTCTTAATGGCGTACCCGCTGCAATGACCACCGGCTTCCTAGAAGAAGGTGCACCTGCGGCTGCTACACAGACTAATACCATTGGTGGTATTCAGAAATCAGTTGTTGATGTTGTCGGCTGGTATAACCAGATCGGTGACTGCGCTGGTGGTTTCAACGCTAACGGTTTGGCTGCTATGAACAGTCTTTGGACTACGACTAATAGTCGTGCTCCTATGGGACAGGTTGATGCGGTCATTATGTCTGAAGCAGGGTTTGCTAACTATAAGCGAGCACTATTTGCTAACGAACGATACATCGATGAGAAGTCTTTGGACGGAGGTCGTATGTCTCTGCTGTATGCAGGTGCTCCTTGTGAGGCTGATATCGCTATGCCAGATGCTACCACGAACGGTGTTGGACAAGCAGCAACTGCTTACTTCCTGAACTTTGATGGAATTAAGTTGGTTATGCATCCAGATGCTGATTTCGCTGTATCTGACTTTGAACATATCTCTGGAACTACAGCCCGTGCTGCTACCCTCTATTGGAAGGGTCAGTTGATTGCGGATCACTTGGGTTCACAGGGACTACTATTTGATGGGGAGGCTTGGTAATATGAGCAGATCAGGACTAAGTTATTTAGAGAAAACATCACAAGATGTGTTCGGCAATACAATTGATATTCCGTCCGCCTTGGATCGCAGAACGGTACAGCGTTTTCACTGTAACGGAACTGTTTCCGCAGGTGAATGGGTTCAACTTGACCACACTGGACAGACACATTCCGCAAGGGTTGTGACTGTTATTCAGGCTGCGGCTGTTGCTTTAGGCAATCCGGCTGTTGTGGGTGTTGCTTTGACAGATGGCGCCGCAGGTGGCTTTGTAGATGTTTGCACCAGAGGCTATGTTGAGGATGCTGCAGTGGCTAACGCCGTTGCTGCTGCCGGCATTGGTCTTGTTGTAGACAATACTACCGCTGGACGGGCTGTTGCTTATGACGCTGCTGATCAAGCACCACTATGTGGTGTGACATTGGAAGCGGCTGTTGGTAACACGGCTGATGTTTATGTATACGGACTAGGAACGGATTCGTAATTTATTGGAATTCGTAGAGGGTGTCCAGTTGTTTTATTGACATTTTGGACTGGACACCCTCCTTTTTTTTGAAGTTTATCTTTACAATTTCCTTGCTAAAGCAGTTAGTATTATGTAAGTGTTAAACAGACGACCATATAGGAATTGGAAATATGAACCTAAAAGAACTGAGAAATAAAGTAAAGAACATTACAGATTACAATCCAGAAATACAATCATATCTGGACGATCTGGATGAATTAATAAATGATGCATACAATCAATTATATCTGAGCAAGAGATGGAACTTTGGCAGAAAGACAAAGTTCCTTAACATATATCCAGATATTAAACCTGAAATTCCAGTAGGTGGTACAGTTCCTCTACCTAATCTGAATGTATTAGATGGACGAAGAGCTTGTGCCTTCAGTGGTCCAGTCTCTGAATTCCAAGAAGATCCAAGGATCTGGGAAGGACAGATAATTGAAATTCAGGGTAGAGAATATACTATAGAGAAAGTTACTAGTACTTCAGTTAGAACTGTAGAACCTTTAAGATGTACATCAGATTCTGATGATGTTACTTGGATCGTTAAACATAGGTTCTATCATCTTCCTGCAGATACTGTAGAGATATTAGGACTGTCTCATAGAGATGCTCCTATACCAGATATCAGACCTCTGTGGGGAAAGAAGATTGGATTAGTAGCAAGACGAGATGAAGAATTAGATTTAAGAGAAGACTATACAGCAGACTTTTCTGAGGCTTATGTTCTATGTCCTCCTCAGGATATACCTGCTGGAATGAAGTGGGGACCAGAAGTTATTACACAAGCACCTACAGTAGGTAGTCCGTTTCCAGCTAGTACATACTGGGAATTTGCTTGGGCATTTGAGGTTGGAGGTATTATAGGTCCTCTATCAGAACCTCGGATAATTAATATTGGAATCCCAGAGCAGGGTACTTCTCCAGTTGTTACACTACATTTTCAGACTTGGGATGATAGACCAGTTGCAGCAGATGCCTATAATCCAGCAGCAGACATCTATCAGAATGATTTTGAAGGAATGAAGAAGGTAGTATTCTACAATTCTAACTTTGATAATGCAGCAGGTGCAAGAAAAGGATTGCCTTGTTGGAGACAAGTAGGAAGTGCTGGTGCTCTTATCAATAGAGATGATTGGCTACCTATGACTGCTACAGATGAACAAAGTACTGTAACACTAACAGGACTATGGAATGTTCACGCTGGTGCACCCAGATATCAAGAATGGGATGGACAGCATCTAAGAATTAGACCTTATCCCAGACCTCAAGGGTTTGAGAAAGAATACCCTAATGTTGCCGCTCCTGTTGATGGAACAATGGCTGCCTTGTACAAGCGTAGATTTAGACAGTATGAATTAAGGTATCAGAGGAAACCTTATCGTTTGTGCGAAACTACAGATAGTCCTCAGATGCCTTACGAATTCCATCAGCTTATAGTTTATGCAGTACTGCACGAAACCTTTGTTAAGGGTGGCAATGCAGCAATGGCTGGTATGTATGATAAGAAGATCAAGGATGCGATTAAGATTCTTGAGAAGCGTTATATTGATAGGGCAGATACTTTCTGGCAGCGTGGTCAGTTTGGTATAGAAAATATGGGTATTGTCTACGACTATAATTCTCTCAGGAAACTTAATTAATGAAGACGAAATCTACTGAAGAGAGATTAGCTGGAGGTGTAGACCAGAGATGGAAGGTACCTTCTAATCTTGCATCTGATATTAGAAATTGTCGGATAGAAGATGTAGGTCTTGGATGGAAGAATGATAGAGGTTGGGAGAACTTAATTCCTGTAGCAGATGCTATGACAAGGGAATTCACAACTGAACAGTTAGCTAATGTAAGGGAACCTTGTCGGTTCCTTAAAGTTTGGTCTAGACACGGTGGGTCAGAAGTATATTATCTCTATGAGAGAAATGGACATTTACATTATCATTTCGGTAATTCTGGACCAACACCGGCAGATAGAGAAGTAGTATTACAGGCGAATAGAAACATTCCTAAAGCAGATGATCCCGGTACACAGTTAACACCGTTTGGTAGATTTGCTTTAATTCAAAATGGTTATGAAGCACCATTCAAATTCTGGGGAAGGGTAAAGCAATCACCGTTTGGATGGACACAAAGACCTATGCCTCCAAGGGTATATAAGCCTAACTTAGATCAGATAGATGATCCTCAGGACTTGGAATCCCAGCAAGGTTCGTATCTAACTAATTGGAGATCTGTTGGATTAGGTAATGACCAAGAAGGTGACTGGAGCCACTATAGATATAAGGTTAGTTTCATATCAGATACTGGTTCTGAAAGTCCTCTAAGTGATGCTATGGGTGTAACTTGGAAGGTAACAAATGAAGATCAAGATTACTACAAAGTAGGAATAGTTCTTGATGACATTCCTACAGGTGATAACAATGTTGTTGCTCGTAACATTTATAGAACTAAGAACTTAGATAATAATGCTGCAGAGAAATACTATTTAATTAAGAGACTGAACGATAATAGTTGTAAGACTTTCGTTGATATCATTCCGGATAGTTTGCTATTAGAAGAAGCACCGGGTGAGAATGATAGTATCTTAGTTTCTCAGTCATTCAAGTATGCTGCAACATATAATGGTTGTATATGGATTGCTGGTGGTGATGATTACAGTACTAGCATAAGGTATAGTAACAGACACCTTCCAGAACAATTTGATAGGTTTAGATTCTTTGATGTAGGGATGAGACAAGGCGGTGAGATAACTGCACTGGTTCCTTTTAGTAATAACCTATTGGTATTCCGAGCGGGTTCAATAGAAGTTATCTCAGCCATCTCCGATGATACATATACGATCGGTACCTTAGACAGCGATGTTGGAACAAGGGCAACGAATACAATTAAAGAAGTACCCGGTGTAGGATTATTCTTTCTGTCAAAAGATGGTGTATATGCAATCACCGGTGGACAGTCTGGTGCTGGCTTAGTTACTGCTAAAGTAGAATCTGTTAGTAAGGGTTTGTATGGAGAATGGCAACGACTAAGTGAAGGAAGTTTAGCAAGAGCAACAGCCACTTATAGTACCAGAGAAAAAGAATATTGGGTACACTATCCAGTAGATGGAGAGACAGAGAATACAAGAGGTGCAGTATTCCATAAAGAGGCTGGGATGTGGAGCCTTAGGAATTTATCTGATGGTGTAACTGTACAATCAACTGCTGGTAGTAGTTCAAATTATCAGATGACATTTACCTGTTTAGATACAGATCCTGAGGGATGGATTATTATAGGAACATATCCTGATTATCCGTATGCATCACAATCTGTTTTAGCAACTAATGCACTGACATTCTTTCCGGGCTTTGACTTACAGGTATGGTCGGCTAATTGTGGATGGGGTGTATACGGTAGGAACAGTGCATCAGGAGAAGGAACAGAAACATTCACTTTATATGATAAGCATAAAGCTTCTACTGACTGTGCTTACATCAGTACTTGGGATGATTTCGGAGATGATAGTATTAAGAAGCGTATCCATTCAGTAGAGATAGAAATGGTATCGCAAGGGTATAATGATTTGTCAATGGTGTATGCTGTGGACTATAGTTTCAGTCCGCTTCAAGGAGGGACACAGGCTCCTATGATTATAGAGAAATATCATACACTAGCATCTGAGCCAGTATGGACAATTACCGGCGGAACCGAGGTAAAGAACCTAGCAACTTGGGGCGAGAACTGGTCTAATGGACAGTTATGCAGGGTTAGGTTTGATGTCCATACTGGGCTATGCTCCCATTTTCAGTGGGGAATTCATAGCAATAAGTTATTTCACATTATCTCCTATAATATAGAATACAGTTCATCTGATCAGAAGGTGATAACGAAGGGTGGTGGAAGTGGCTCGTAGCTATACAAAAGAATGTTTTGATGATGGTGATCAATTTAAGGCAGATCATTTTAATAGTGATGCTAATGGAATTGCACAGCAGTTTAACGGGCAGTTAGATCAAAACAATATGCCGTTAGAAAGTTGTTATTCAGAACAGTTGAAGGATCCTGTTAGAACTAGCAATGCATTTGGTGTGGCTACTGTCAGTAGTTATATGCCTACACAATCGTATCATTATGCACAGTGGAGAATAACGAATACAACTACAGAAGAATACGAGATAGGTCCTGCTTCAGTATATCAGACAGATTGGATGACAGATAGTTGGGATCCTTTCTGGAACTTGTTTGATTATACTGTAGTTACACAGGGTGCACGAATAAGGTTTGAGAGCCAAGAAGGAATGATCATTGGCGGCTTAACAATTAATTGTGAAACAAGATCAGGTCGTATACGAGGTCCCGGTGATCCGGGGTGGACTAAGAATTCAGCAAACTATGAGAACTATGAGATAGGAATATTCTGTAATGGTATTCTGATAGGAAGAAGTGGTAGGGTATATAATGGAGCATTATGCTTGGATATCCCCTTCAGCACACCGATAGGAACAGAATATACCGAGATAGTAGTGAAATGGTTTAAGGAACAGAATGTTTTCATTGATGGAGAAACTTGGACTGTAACTGAATCAGATCACGGACAATTGTTTACTGTATCAGGTATGCACCTTTGGGCGAGGAATCAATACCGATGAGCAATAATCTAATTTATACGAATGGACGGGCTGGGCAACCATCTAATGATAATAGTGAGGCTGATAGCTTTTTCAATAGTTTGGCGACTGATAGTGGACAGATAGATCAAAGTAATACCAGAACTGAATGGGTATCTACAAAACATATAAACTTTGAAGATAAGCCTTTAATTAAAGTCTATGCACACAGAAACAATACTACATTAGATCAAGCCTATAATGGAACAACTTATCAGACAGTATCACACGGTAATAATGGAAGTTCAGAGCTAACATTTGCTGCTCATACATTTCGTGTAGGAGAGGTATTTAGATATCATTTCAACTTTAGAACTAATGTATCTAATAACGACTTGGCTGGAAATAAAGGTTTAGATTATTTCTGGGTTAAGGCACAACTACAGTTAGATTCTGGTGCTGGTGCAACTTGGACTGACATAGGATTTGATACAAGGAATTCATTTGGTACACATAGGGCTGGTGCTGGTAGTGACTATCCGTGTGCTGGTAATAGAATGTATGGTCTAACATTCATATTCATTCCCGGTTATACTGGTGATATAACAGGTATGAGGGTACAGGTTCGTACAGAAAGTGCTACGATGAATCTTAATATGAGAGACTGGAATGAACAACTAAGGGTGGTAGGTGCATAATGCCTTATGTTAAACAACACGCTATAGCAACAGGACAACCAGCACAGGCTGGTGAGGTTAATGAGAACTTTGAAGATGCTAGACGCTATATTAATAAGGATATTGTTCAGGCTGATTTGGCTAATGACAGTGTAGATTATCCGGAGATAGTAAGAGGGGAATTGAATGCTGGTACACAGCAACATCAGTTCACTGCTGGAAATAGTATGGGTAACTTTGTTGATAGGCAATCAAGAAATATTAATCCATTTACGAGATATACTAAGAAAGAAACAACATCTCTTTGGACTGATCAACGGAATGCTGCATCGGCACCGCTTACAACCAGACCGTTATCACAGATACTACAGTTGCCTGATAATCAGTTCTCATTTGAAATGGAACAGAGAGGACTGGTTACATTAAGAACTTGGATTGAGGTTATTATTCCAGCAACACCTTGTAATGATCCTGAGGACAATACAGTGCAATGTGAACATAGGTATACAACCTATATGTATCTATCAGATGATGGTGGTGAAACTACAATGGAAGATACAACTAAGGGAAAGTTTTATGACTATAGTGAATTCTCAGGAGGTGGAGGCGGAGGTAGTCCCAGTAGTTGGGCAGGTCCTCCTAATCAAGATCCGATGAAGACTGTTGCAGATACTGGATGGTCAGCAAACATTCCGTGGTCTGCATACAATAGATTTTATTGTATCACTAGGACAAAGATAATGAATGCCGGGACGCATCAATTTGGTGTGGTATATGATGCACACCACGATGTAGGTTATGCATATGTTTGCAATACTACAGTAGAGATTGAATATATTGGCTCAAACATTACTTAGTTTACAAAGAGGATATTAATATGGCAAGAGATTATTACAGCGAATTTACCGGGACCGATGCATCAGACCGTTTGAGAGGTGGTGCAGGCGGTGCATTGAAAGGTGCTGGGACCGGTGCACTTATAGGATCTATTGTACCCGGTGTAGGTACTGTAATTGGTGCCGGTATTGGTGCAGGTGTTGGAGGTGCGTTTGGCGCAGGCGGTGCCACAAAGTATATGACACCTTATGAAGAGGAGAATCTTAAAAGGTTAACTGCATTAGAAAAAGGTATGGAAGAAGGTACCTTAGGATTATCAGAGGAAGAGAAACAACTACTATACGGATCAGCAGAGGATAGAGAAAGACAAGCAAGAGATCAGGCAAGAATGCTACAGCAACAGAAGTTAGCATCAGCTTATCAAGGTGCTGGTACAGCTTATGCTGAGATGGCTGAAGCAGAAGAGATGCAAGTAGATGCTATGAGACAGACTGGGCTGAAGGTAGCAGAACTTGATATACAAAGAGCAGAACAAGAAGAAGCAGAATACTGGGGAAGACTTGCTACTATGTCCCAGCGTGAAGCATTAGAGCACGATAAAAAGAAAGCAGAGAATGCTGCACTATATGAAGACTTTAATGAATTCTTAGTTGGAGAAATCACAACTGGTGGTGTACTATCAGATTCCGGTATGGAAGGTAAGGCTGCTGCATTGGCATCTAGATATGGAACTTCTGAGAATGATTTGGATGCGGCATTAGAAGTATTAAGTCAGAACCCAGAATTGGTTAACTTGTTAATTCAGGCGGGAGGATAAGAAATGGCTACACCAATTGCAATTGATCCAATAGCAGGAATCTATAGTATTCAGTATGCGGATCCACAGTTTGATCCTAATGAGGCTAAGATAGGAGAAGGAACTACTGGAAAGAAGTACGCTTCATCTTATATGGGTGCACGATCTAGATGGTGGGATCTATCTTGGAAGCAGGCAGAATTAGAACAGAAAGGAATTGACCGTCATAATAAACGGGTTCAGAACGAGATATTAAATCTTCAGGATGCTAGAGCAAATATCATTCAAGGTATTCCACAGAGATATGATAGTATGTGGAAGCATAATAATACACAGGAGCAGAAGAGGCTGGAATGGAATGCTGCGTCTGGTGATATGAAAACCACTACAGTTTCTACCAGACCGGGAAGATCCCGAGGTGCAATGGTAGGTAACCAAGCTAAGGGAAGTTGGTATGTTAAGACTGATGTTCAGAAATTAATTGAGCCAGCTATAGATCCTGATTCAACTGCTGGTCTGCTTAATACCGGTAGGACACTGGGTACACTGGGTAAAGATGAACAGTCACAGGATCAGGCATCATACTATGCTGTACAGATGCAGATTGAAGAACTGGCTAATGATAAATTAGATGGTGGTGCTTCAGCCGTTGAAGCTTGGGGAGATGCTGAAAAAGAAACCTTGGCATCATATGATGCATCAGCGACAGCTAAAGATGTAGTAGCAAGATATCGTAAGGTACAGCAAATTGTTGAGAGAGACTATGGTCCTCAGCGATCTGTAAGTGTATCAACTAAGACTGGTAGAAAAGAACTGGCTCCTTATGAAAGGACTGCAAGTATATTAGGTATTGACCCATTTGATGAGCGTCATACTATTGCTCAGTTGGATACGGAGATTGGTGATAAGGAAGCAGAGCTTCTGGCTGATATAGATCTTATTGGTAGAACAAGGGAAGTTCAAAGTGAGAAGTTTGGACCGGGATTAATTGCTGGATTGTTAGGCGGTCCGCAAAACTTAACTGCGGCAGAACAGAATCTTGGTACACGAGATCCGAGGATAGTTAATCCCCAAAGAGCAAAAGCAGTAAGGGCATTGGAAGCATACTTTGAAGGTGGTGGTACCGTAGAAGAACTACGAAATATGGGTATTATGAAAACCCCAAGAGCAGAAAGACCATCTACTTCAGATACTACAATGCCCGGTGGTAGCGGTGATGTTGGTATTCCAGTTACGGACGAAGAAGAAGAGATGAGGATTCCGGTGATGAATCCAGATTCCATTATTGAATCAACAGGAATTGCAGGGCGATGGCAGCACGAGGATGATGGGCATTTGTCATTCCAGTTAACGAATGGAACATATATGTTTTATACCCCAGTTGCTGCAACTGAAGGAACTGTTGGTGGCTATCAAGTTGGTCAGAAGGTTGTTGAAGGTCCGGGTAGTTGGACTGTTGATGAAGTTAGTGAAGATGGACAAACAATTAAAAAAGCAACTTGGACTACAACAGCAACTGGTAAGACAAAAGAAAGAACTGATAGATCGACATTAGATGATGTACAGGGATTGATCCCTAAGACAGATCCTGAACCAGCAAGGGATGCAATGGTTGTAGGTTATCACCTTTTTCCTGATGGTAGTCTGATTGAATGGCAGCGTGATAATACTGAAGGTGCTGAATGGGAATTGGTTGATGAACGCAAAAGTCCAGATAAGAAAGAATATAATATAGCACACGGATATGAATATATTCCACAGAAACCTGAGCCTTCAGAAGCACCAGCACCGGTACCAGTACAGGAAGGAGCTAGGATACCAATGGCAGATCAGTTGCCAATTGATATGGGTGATTTTGATCCGGGTGATCCAACGGCTGCGCCTCCATCAAGACAACCAGAAGTTGATTCAACACCGAGAACACCGAGAATAGATCCCATTGATATGGGAGGCTTTGATGTGGGTGATCCAACAGCACCGACGAAACCAGAAGAGAAGTCTGAAGAAGACCTGAGAAGGCTACATCCTGATAGATATATCGGACCGGGTGCTGAAGAAAAACCTGCTGCTGAAGAGGGAGAGCCAGAAGAGGAAGAAAAATCTAAGATTAAGAAGATGCTTGAAGAGATGGATAAGGCTACAGATGTTCCAACGGATGTAATGGGTATTAATGCTGTACCTACATTGCAAGAGCATCGTGGTAATCTATTAGCAGGATTTACTGGTGCGGCAGAGCTATTAGAGAAGCCGGCTGCATTAGATAGGAAGACAGCTAATGCTGATGCTGGTTCTCCTCAGGAATATGCAAGGGCAGTTATAGATGCAGAGACAGATAAGCCTACAGATCAAAGGTCTACACTTGAAGAGATCGTTGCTAATGTTGCTCAACAGTATAATGGTATGGGTGATATCCAAGGTAGAGATCAGGCATTAGAATATACAATTGCTTTATATAAATTATTCCTTGATAGTAACACGCTTACAGATCAGGCAGGTGGCGGAACAAGGAGCGCATAGATGGGTGATCCTCGTCCAGTACTTTATTCAAATCCAGAATCCCTAGACATTATCAATGATGCAAGGCGCAAAGGAATGCTGCCTCCAATTGATAAGTATGGTGATATATCTGGTGACTTTCCAGATCCAAGTGAGATGGCTGCACAGCCGTCACCTAAAGTAGATGTAGGTCCTGCTAGAGATACTAGAGCAGGTAGGGAACTTGAGACTACTGGAAGGATGCTCAGTGCAGATGAGCTTGCTGCACAAGAGCGTATGGAAGATGCGTTTAGGGGATTGACGCAAGAGAAGGCAAAGGGATTGTTAGCACAGTTTCGGGATGGTGGACAACCTCCCTATAATATCCCAGCACCGGGAGAACCGGGGTTTGCTGAAGCAATTTCTGAACTGGCTATTGATGAAGCCTTGGCAGATACTGAAAAGATGCAGGCTATTGTGCCGGGCTTTACTATGGAAGGATGGGGAGATAATCCTCCAGAAATGCCAGTAGGCGGTAGGGCTATGCAATATGTTTTTGGTATAGTAGCAGAGCCGTTTACGGAGACAGGAGAGATGGTACCGGAAGGTGTTGCTGCACCACCGATGGAACTACCTCCTGAATCAGCAGGTTATGATGAACCTACTTTGATGATGGCATTAGCACCTCAGTCTCGTATCGGTCCAGTAAGAGCAGAAAGGGTAGAACAATTATCTGCTCCGAGAGCGTTGAAGACACCAGAAGAATATGCTAAAGATCAGGGATTAGATCTTGATGCTCATCTTGCCGGATACAAGGCTGATGAGATAATGGAGAAGGCGGAATCATCGGGTGAAGGCTTAAACAAATATGAAGAGAGAGAATTAGATAGACTTAGAGAAATACAAGAGAAACTTGAATCTGGAGAACTAGTTTCAGGTACTGATCAGTTAGCCGGCTATAAAGGTTTCTATGACGCATATCATTTATATATTTCTCAGAATCCAGATGCAACAGCAGAGGAAGCAGTAGCAGCAGTACAGGGTGAATTAGAGATGATGGATTTAATCCTATCCGGTAAGGCTGATCCTAGATTCTATACTGAACATATACCAGCAGATAGGGGTCCAGCAGATCCTTGGTATAGAGCATTTGCTAGTCAGGTAACATCCGGACAAGTGCCTAATTTAACTGACATTCAGAAACAATATCTTAATACTAGTATTGCTGAGAGAAGGAAAGCATTTGTTAAAACAATGCCTTATCGTAGGCGTGAACAAATTGCTCAAGATTATGGTGGAGATCCAGACTGGGGTGAGGAAGGAATGGACTATGGTGCTGTTGGTACCGGTGTTCCTGAGGTAGAAGGGGTTACTATAGATAATGTATGGGAACAACCAATAGAATCATTTGCTATAACAGAAGAAGAAACATTAAAAGAATATGGAAGTTGGCTAGAAGATAGAGGGCTAAAAGATTTCTGGGCTGTTGATTTCTGGGATAATCCTGAGAAGTATAAAAGTGGTTATTGGTGGAATAGATCCTACCCATCTGGTGCAGCCGTAGAGGGACCGGCACAGTGGGGGCTTAGGTCTATATTAGTTCTTCCGAACATAGCCTCTAGAGAGATATATGAGACTACTGCGGCTTGGACATCGGCTGGTGAAGCTGCTGCTGCAAGACAAGAAGCAGATGAAGATTATCCAGAATTATACAAGGGTCATCCGTATCTAAGAAACATTGCAGAGAATAGAGGGTTGATGAATGATATGTATGACCTCTATGCTTATACACCGGGCTTAGAAGAATATGCTTGGATGGCTGGTGCAACAGGATTAGGTGCAGATATATTCATCGCTCCGTTTGATCCGGGTCTAAGTGCATTGGCTAAAGCCGGACCGGCTAGTCTAAGAGCATATAAGACTGCTGGTGCTTTGGGTAGACCGGCTCTTGGTAGAGCAGCGGCAGGTAGTGAAGCATTCGCTAGAGGATTTGTTGAAGGCTTAGGTGATACCTCAATGGCTATGAATGCATTTGCTAGAAATACTGGTCTTGGATTACAGGATCCAATTACATATGCATCAAGACAAGCAGCACATTACTTGGATGGACAACAGGCTTATCGTCACGCAAGGAAAGGTGGCAAAAGTCACGATGAGGCATTGACACTGGCTCAGCAGCAATTGGGTAGAAGGAATAGATTTCTTGCTGATGCTGAGAGAGGTGAAGATTGGGCGGCTAAGAATATTGAGGACCTGATGAATGAAAGTTCAGGTTATGGTAGGCTATATAATAGTTTCGTTGATGACATAGATGATTTTGCTAGA